TTTTCCTTTATGTCTTCATCTGAGTGCGTAAACATAGGTACACTCGCAAGAGATGCACGAGTTGGCATATTATCCAAGACAGGAGCCGATGCCAAAAAGATGTTCACGGATAAGGTTGTGCCAATTAGTGCAAACCTGCCATTCTTTTTCAAGCCCGTGCAGGACGGTATGGACAAGCCAAAGACAGAGTTAGCCTTCCGGGTCCCGGCTTCTAAGATTACCAAGAGGAATATGTCTGAGACATCAACCGAGGAGATTGATGGATTGGATACTACCATAGATTGGAAGAACACCGAGGACAACTCCTATGACGGAGAGAAGTTACTGTTCTTGGCTCACGATGAAAGTGGCAAGTGGGTAAAGCCTGTAAACATTCTGAACAATTGGAGGGTAACCAAAACCTGTCTTCGACTTGGTAGCAAAATTATTGGGAAGTGTATGATGGGGTCCACATCCAATGCCTTGGCAAAGGGTGGTAACAACTTCAAGCAGATGTATGAGGACTCAAGGGTTTCATCAAGGAATGCCAACGGTCAGACCAAGTCAGGGTTATACGCTTTGTTTATCCCTATGGAGTTGAATATGGAAGGGTTTATAGATAGGTACGGGATGCCTGTACTGCGTAAACCATCTCAGCCAATCCGGGGGGTTGACGATAATTGGATTATGAATGGGGCTATTGACTATTGGGAGGCTGAGGTTGAATCCTTAAAGTCTGATGCAGATGCTTTGAATGAATACTACCGTCAGTTCCCAAGGACAGAGTCTCACGCTTTCAGGGATGAGAGCAAGGCTGCCCTATTCAATCTTACCAAGATATATCAGCAAATTGATTACAATGATTCCCTGATTCAGCAGCATCACGTAACCCGTGGCTCGTTTCATTGGAAGGATGGGATAAAGGACTCCAAGGTTATATGGTCCCCCGATACCCGGGGTAGGTTCTTGGTGTCGTGGCTTCCCGGTAAGAACCTTCAGAATCGAGTTGTTGAACGTAATGGAATCAGATATCCCGGGAATGACCATATGGGGGCGTTTGGATGCGACTCATACGACATCTCGGGTGTAGTGGTAGGGAAGGGTTCAAACGGTGCATTGCACGGTCTTACAGGCTTCCATATGGACGAGGGTCCGGTCAGTCAGTTCTTCCTTGAATATATAGCCCGTCCTCAGACGGCAGAGATATTCTTTGAGGAGGTATTGATGGCGTGTGCTTTTTATGGAATGCCAATCCTTATAGAGAATAACAAGCCAAGGCTTCTATACCATATGAAGAATCGTGGGTATAGGGGGTTCTGCCTTAATCGTCCCGATAAGCCATATGCAAAACTATCAAAGGCTGAGAGGGAACTCGGAGGTATCCCTAACTCTTCTGAGGACGTGAAACAAGCACACGCAGCAGCGATTGAGTCCTACATTGAGAAGCATATCGGTCTTGACTTAGAGGGTAAGTATAGGGACCCCGAAGAGATGGGAACTATGCCTTTTGTCCGCACGTTAGAGGATTGGGCTAAATTTGATATAAACAACCGTACAATGTTTGATGCGTCTATTAGTTCAGGATTGGCTATAATGGCTACTCAAAAGCATCTGTATCAGCCGGAAAAAGCACAATCAAAAATTAGCATTAACTTTGCTACATACAATAATAAGGGAACTATAAGCCAATTAAATAGATGAAAGATGTCAAGGTAGATATATCGTCTGTGGGATTCCCAAGTCAATTCGTGTCCGATGCTGAAAAGAACACGGAGCAATTCGGGCTACAGATAGGACAAGCCATTCAGTATGAATGGTTTCGTAAGGATGGGAATCAATGCAGGTATTATAGTCAATGGAGGGACTTCCATAGGCTACGCCTATATGCACGTGGTGAGCAATCAACTCAGAAGTATAAGGACGAACTTGCTATCAACGGAGACCTTTCATATTTGAATTTGGATTGGACTCCCGTACCAATCATCCCCAAGTTTGTTGATATTGTTGTGAACGGTATGTCTGACCGCTTATTCAAGGTTAAGGCATATGCTCAGGATGCGATGTCTCAGGCTAAGAGGAGCAAGTACCAAGACATGATTGAGGGTCAGATGGTTGCTAAGGACTTGTTGCAAAACATTCAAGAGCAGACCGGAGTAGACCCATTCACTATGAACCCGGATGAATTGCCATCTACAGATGAGGAGTTGTCATTGTATATGCAACTCAACTACAAACCTGCTATTGAGATAGCAGAAGAGGAGGCAATCAATACTATACTTGACGAGAACAACTACCAATACATAAGGAAGCGTTGCGACTACGACCTTACTGTTTTGGGTATTGGCGTTGAGAAGCACGAGTTTTTGCCCGGGGCAGGAGTTGAGATATCATATGTGGACCCGGCTAATATCGTATACAGTTATACAGAAGACCCATACTTCCGGGATTGTTTTTATTGGGGCGAGATTAAGACGCTTCCAATCACTGAGTTAATGAAGATTGACCCAACCCTTACAAGGGAGGATTTGGAGGAAATCTCAAAGTATAGTCAGAGTTGGTATGATTACTATAACGTGGCTCAATACTACGAGAACAATATCTTCTACAGAGATACTTGCACTTTACTTTACTACAACTATAAGACCACCCAAAAGATTGTCTATAAGAAAAAGATTCTTGACAATGGGGGGACTCGTATGGTTGAGAAGGATGACACTTTCAACCCACCTGTTGAGATGATGGACGAAGGTCGTTTCGAGAAAGTAGAGAAGACCATTGATGTTTGGTACAACGGCATTATGGTTATGGGGACAAACTTCTTGTTGAAGTGGGAGATGGCTGAGAATATGGTTCGTCCAAAGTCAGCATCTCAACACGCTCTTCCAAATTATGTTGCGGTAGCACCTCGTATGTATAAAGGCGTTATCGAATCTTTGGTTCGCAGGATGATTCCTTTTGCGGACTTGATTCAGATGACCCATTTGAAACTGCAACAAGTTATCGCAAGAGTAGTACCTGATGGTGTATTTATTGATGCGGATGGTCTTAACGAAGTAGACTTGGGGACAGGCAACGCTTATAACCCTGAGGATGCATTGAGGCTTTACTTCCAAACAGGTAGCGTTATCGGGCGTTCTTACACCCAAGACGGTGAATTCAATAATGCACGTGTCCCAATTCAGGAATTAAATAGTAACTCCGGTGCTGCAAAAACGCAGATGTTGATTGCCAATTACAATCACTACCTTGATATGATTCGTGCGGTAACGGGATTGAATGAGGCTCGTGATGGCTCAGACCCTGACCCCCATTCGTTGGTTGGCGTTCAAAAGTTGGCAGCACTCAATTCAAATACTGCTACACGTCATATCCTTGATGGTGGATTATACTTGTTCAAGTCAATATCCGAGGCACTTACCTACAGGATTGCTGACATATTGGAGTATGCAGATTTCAAGGATGACTTCGCAAATAAGATTGGCAAATTCAATGTGTCAATCCTTAATGAAATCAAGGACCTCTACATCTATGACTTTGGAATCTTTATTGATGTTTCTCCCGATGAAGAGCAAAGAGCACAACTCGAGCAGAACATTCAGGTTGCTTTGCAGAAAGGTGATATCAATCTTGAGGATGCCATTGATATCCGTGAGTTGAAGAATATCAAACTTGCAAATCAATTATTGAAACTCAAGCGGGTTAAGAAGCAAGAACGAGAAGAAAAGATGATGATGCAGAAACAAGCGATGACTGCTCAACAACAACTCAAGTCTCAGGAAATGGCTGCACAGTTGGCAGTTCAGAAGATTGAGATGGAGACACGTCAGAAGATGCAACTCAAACAAGCAGAGATTGCATTCGAGATGGAGAAGATGAAGGGAGAAGCACAACTCAAGAGTCAACTGATGGCTGAAGAGTTCAATTATAATGTTCAATTAGCACAAGCATCAGGTGCTGAGTTATCTAAAAGAGAACAAGCGAGGGAAGATGCTAAGTCAAAACGAATCAGTCAGCAGAATACCGAGCAGTCTCAGTTGATAAATCAAAGGAAGTTGAACACGCCACCTATAAGGTTTGAGTCAAATGAAGACTCTCTTGATGGTTTTGACTTGGCTGAGTTCTCCCCTCGGTGAGGATAAATAATTTTTCTATTAACTTTGCATAAAAATTAAATCAAATGGAATTGAAAGTAAGAGAAGTAACAGGAGCCGAAAAAGGGGTTGCAGAAAAGGAACAAGAGTTGCTCGACAAACACGAGCAAGAATTGAACGAAGGAGCACAAGGTGCTGAAGGTAA